GCTCAGATAAATTCTTTATTTGTTGATAATATCTTCTTAAAGCCGAATCAAAATCATTTGTAGATAATATTTCTTCATCATTAGCTTTTATCGTATATTGTCCTTCTTTACCACTTAATTCAATATTATTATTCCCTGATTTATAATTTGCAAATACAGCATTTTGTAATTCTTCTGCTTTATATAAAATAGTGGCTTTATTAATAAAGTTAAAAATCTTTTGAGTAATATCGCCCTTTAAATTATCTTCAGTAAATTTTTCAGCAAATTTAACAGCATCATCTCTTTTAGAAAATTTTTGTGTTAAATTAAATTTAGGTGCATGAAATAAAACTGCTCCTGGTCCTATATTAATAAGATATATAGTACCAAGTTTATCATGAGTAAATTCATCTGCTTCAGCATAACTACCACTTTTTAATGGAACAAAAGTATTTAACTTAGCATTAAGACCAAATTTATCAAACCAAGGAACTTGTCTATCTGAAGGGTCACCCAATCTCTTATGTTCTCTTATAGCTACTTCATCTAAGTGCGCACTGAGGTCTCTGTCTTCACCGTGCACTTCACCAACTGGATGTTTAATATTAGATTTAGTTTCATCAATTAATTTATGTTTGTGCATTCTTTTAGAATTATTTTCTAAATCTTCAACAGGATCTATAGCTCTATCTTGGGCTATTGGATTATGCACATTTCCTGAACCACCTTCTTTTACTGGCTTATATCCTCTTCTATTTGCAGTGGTATGTTTCATGAGTCTAGGAGCCATCATTTCTTTACCACCTACATGTTCTTGTGGAACCCAATAATAGCCTTTTTCTGCATTAGGCTGTTCATTCTTTTGAGGCCCACGACTACCCATTCAAATGCTCCTTAAACCAATTCTCTACTTCATCTGCAATTAATACACTATCTTTCTTAGTGAAAGTTTTTTTCTTAGATTTATAAGGAATACCAGGATCTTCTGGCTTTCCATTTTTCATAAAGTTTTTTAAAGAATTTGCAAATCTTTCTGCAATAATACTATTTATAGCCACAATTGAATGATTAACAAATTCCATATATTGTTGTGGAGAAAAATGGAATATATCACCATTCAATATAATGATAAACTTATTCTTATCATCACTATATTCTATACTGACTTTTTGGACATCTTCATTCATTTAATTGATGCCCCTTTATGAAAGTTTATAATTATGCGCTATTTTCTTAGCGTCTATCTTCTTTGAAGCCCCCGTTTCATCTTGCTCTTCACTTCTTTCAATGAGACCTCTTAAATCAGCCTTTGCCCCATCTCCAGATATTTCTGATTCTCCACCAGAATCATATTTAGGTTTTCTAGTAGGCATAGCTTCATCAATTGTTTTCTTATCTAATTGTTGTACAACTGATTTCTGATCTACTTCTGCTCCTCTAACTCCAGGAATTTTCATAGGTATTTGTGAACCTTTATCTGCTCCTCTAGCTAATGAAGGAATCATTCTAGAAGCTAAAGCAGGCCAAGCCTTTTTCATTGAATCATCATCAGATTCATTGATAACACCCTCAATTGCATCAAAAGCAGCCATACCAATTTGTTGAGCTTGTTGGTCATCAATTTCTTTACCCAATATCTTTTGACCAATAGCTTTTCCTGCAGCTTGTATTGCAGCACCAGCAATAGGATGACCCAATAGAGAAGATAATGTTCCACCTTGCAATGCTCCACCCATCCATTTACCAAGTCCATCATAATCAACTTCACCTGATTGAGGAGCTTGTCCACCATCTGGAGTTTGTGCATCTGCTCCAGGTTGTGTACCAGGTAAATTTGGATTTGCATCTGGTTTTTCTTCTTGCCAAGGAGCTTGTGATTGTGAAGCTTCTTTAGTCCACATCATCATACATTGGTTCTCATCACCAACTTCTTGCATACATTTAGTCATCCAATCTTGAGGAGGTCTACTAGCCTGATCCTGCATTTGTTCAGGTACCTGATCTCCAAAAGCTTTTCTAATAGCATTATCACTCATAGGTGTATAACCTTTAATAAGATGCATAGCTTTTTCAACTGAAAGAATAGCTCTAGCTTTAGTTAAATCTTTATGCATTTTTCTTGCTTTTTCTTGTGGATCTGCAATATCTCCACCAACTTTTGCTCCACCAAATCCACCAGCTAAAGTTCCAAGACCTCCACCAATAGCACTACCAACTGGACCACCTACTAATCCACCAGCTACAGTTCCAAGACCTGAACCTACTGCTGAACCAATACCAGCTCCACCAGCAGTACCAGCAATTCTACCAAGTTCGCCTTTTTCTTCTTTACCAGATCTATTCAAATAATCTTTAGCTTTAGGTAAATCCGAATCTTTATACATATGAGGATTTTTTATAATATCATTAGCTAAAGCTCTAGACATTTTACCAGATACTTCACCTTTAACTTCTTTTTGCATTTTCTTTCTAGGATCAGCTATCTCTCCTCCAGCAATACTACCACCAGCTCCTCCTGCTAATGCCCCAATTCCAGCACCTGCAAGAGTTCCTAAACCAGGATTTATTGCTGTACCAATACCAGCTCCAATACCTGCTCCACCACCTGCACCCATTAAACCACCACCTATATTACCTGCAGTTCTACTAACAACACCTTTTTGTTCAACTTGTTTAATTATATTATCAAGTCTAAATTGAAGATTAGACTTAGACAACTGTGATGTTCCCTTACCTGGATGAGTTTTTATATTCTTAGTAGGAGCAGATGTTTTAGGTTTAGGAAGTTTTGTTTTCTTAGGAAAAGATCCAGGATTTCTCTTTTTTGCGCCCAAGAAAGAAACTATATCCTTTTGTTCCACATCCTTAGATTTCCTAAGTATATCATCAAACTTAGATAAATCTAATTTCTTTGCAGATTCTCCATCATATATTTCTTCAACACCAATGAAACCCCCAAAAGCTTGGTCATTTTGAATTCTATCGGGTGGATTATACATTATTGTTTACCTCCATGTGCCATTATACTTTTAATAGACTTACGTAAATTAGCTATTTTTTGTTTTACCATTTTACCACTAGTAGGAGATCCCATTTGATCTGCTATATTTGGCATTTCTTTTTTAGAAAAACTAAATTTAGAATCTGTTAAAGATTCAGTACCTTCTTTATTTAATTTCTTTGTATAAGAACTACGCTCTTGTAATTTCTCCCAATTATCTCTATTAGGAGGAGGTGGAGGAGGTGGTTTATCTCTACCAGTATCACCAAAATCAGCTTTTTCTAAAGTATTATTAACTTTAGCTTCAAGAGCATTCTTTTTTCCAACAACAAAATCATTTATTCTTTGTCCTAATTTTGTTCTACCAACAATATCACCAATTTTATCTCCAGCAAATTCACCAACTTTTTCACCAACAAATCTACCAATTGCTCTACCTTTATCACCTTTTTCAAATCCGCCATATTTTTCTTTATCAGAAACTTTTTTACCTTTTGGCGGATTATTTGGGTCATAATCATTAAACTTAACTTTATGTTTAGGTCTAGGCAAATCGGGATAATTTTCTTCTTGTTTAGCTCTACGCTTCGTATAATCAGTATCTTTCCATACTCCTGAATTCATTGGCATATCTGGAGTATGCTCTTTAACTTCTCTACTAGTAGTATCATTAATTGATTTCTGTCTATGAGCATTAAAAGCTTCTACTGAAGGCTTTGTATATCTATTTTCTGGATGTGTTTTAAGATACTCATCATAAGAACCATATTTTTTATCTAAAGCTTCCATATCTGCTTGAGCTTGGTCATCAGCTCCAGTCCAAGCTTTTGCCATTTTATGATATGTTTGTTTTATCTTAATACCATATTGTTTGCCAAGTTTACGTGCTATTTCATCTCTCATAGCAGCACCTTCAGTTCCATAACTAAAGTCTTTATGACCTTTCTTTTTTGCTTGCCCAGTAGCAATCCAAAATAATTTACCTGTGGTCATTTTTTTAGAAATAAAATTATTAATTGCTTTTACCAATGGTTTTGCAGCAAATTCACTCAATTGTTTCTCCCCCATGCCAGTTTTAGTTTTTTTACCAGCACGTTCTCTATTTAACTCCGCTCCCATAAAACGCCTTTGGCGTTCTGTTGAACTTGGCATTTATACCTCTTTAATAGTTTTTTTATCTACATTCACAAGAATTACATCTAAACAACCATTCATTTCATTTAGTATAAGCTTTCTTATAGCTTTATATTGTTTTTCTTCTAAGCCCAAAGCTTCTACTGTACTCAATGTTCTATTAATGAAATTAGAAAACTTACTTTTAACTAAATCCTTATTTTCAGAAGCTTTAGTTACTTCAATAAATTCTCCTGAATGCCGTTCCATTAAATTTTTAAATGATTCTGCTTTAGAACCATCTACAGATAATTCCACTAAATCTATAATTCTAGACCTCAATTCTTTAATCAATTCATCCATGTCTTTTCCTCCTTATATATTATATTATATTACTTTTGTACTACGCTCTTAAACTTTCCAGATAGGCTTGAGTTAAATGCTGACGAAAACCTCTCAAATGACGCTTTAATTGATTTTTTAATATATTCTTTTGGAGGTTGTGCAGGCATACTTCTAGAAAAAGCTTTAACAAAAACTCCACTTTTTCTATAATAACTTTCAACTTGTTCATAATGAGCTGGAACACCTCTTTCTACAAAAGAAGCATATTCCATACCATAGAATATTCTAGCTCCATTAGGTAATTCACTTTCTTTGCCACTTTTTTTGAGTTTTCCAGTTTCAACAGGAACAACTCCTTGTGAACGATCAAAAGCATCCTTTACTTTTTCTTGGATAGCTTTTATTAAAGCTTCCCTAGTATTAGTTTTAAATGTATTATTCATAAACTCCATAATCTTCTTTAGCTTTTTCTATCATCCATCTACCCATACATTTTGTTGAACAAAACTGATATGCGCCTTCTTCTTCTTGTTCAGAAGTATCATCAATATCTCCAAAAATTAGAACGCATATTTCATAGTATTTTTCAGTAATTTCTCTTTCACAAGTGTCACAACTTACATTTCTCATCGTTATCCTCTCCTTCTTTTTTAAAGTCAGAACATGTATCTAAAAAGTTATCAAAACAATCCCAACAAAATAATGTAGAAGCCACTTCTTCATCATCTTTAATGAGCATCATCTTATATCTTGCAATTTTTAAATCACAAAAATCGCATAATCTTTTGCTATAAGATTCTAATTCATTTATTTCTACGGCTTTTGACATTATGACCACCACTAGTATCTTCAATAGCCATATCGACTAAAGATTTCTTTTGATGAACTTTGCGCTTTTCCAAGCATTCTTTAAAAGTAAATTCATTATTATAAAGAAATTGAATTTCTTGCTCATCAAAAAAATCATATATTCTTGATATTGGAATAAAGAATCCCATCCAAGTTATTATATCAAACCCAAATCCTAATTGAGTACTAGTTATTCTAGCTGGAATTCCAACAAATTCACCGGATTCCTCAAGAAAAACAGCCCCTCCAGAATTTCCAAATATCATATTTGAATTAGACATCCAATAACTTTTATTATCAATATCTTCATTCAAATAAGTTATTTCACCTTTATTTGCAAAAGGATCATGTAAAAGACTTGCTCCACAACTATAAATAGGGGCAAATAATTTAATACCAGGGATTTTATTTTTGTTGAGTAAAGTAGCTATATAAGTCATTTTCTTTGGTGTATCTAATTTAAGAATAGCTATATCATGGCTTTTATCATAAGCTATAATATCTGCTGTATGTGTATTTGCGCTATTCATCTCTGACATATTAACATAATCAAAAATATCTACTCTTACTTTTTGAGTAAATTCTTTCTTTATGTCCCGTTTTGTCATTGAATCAAACTCTTGTTTTATTTGTATTGCATCCTCAATTACATGATGATTAGTTAATACAAATGTAAGATACTCACCAGATTTATCTGGATTTTCTTTAGAATAAATTATTGTACCAGATCCTCCAGCTTTATCTGTTCTGCAACGAACTACGGGGTATAATACTTTCTCATGCTTTTCTTGCTGATTCATTTACCTCTCCTTTATTTTTACTCTTGCATCTTTATTAATCAATATATCAAATTCTTTTCTAAAATTAGCTAATGTTTCAAAACTTAAAGAATGTAAATTAGCTTCATTAAGTAAATCTAAAAACTTGATATAATTTTTCTTTCTAATACCTAAAATATCCTTGAAAAAAACCAGTATAAAATTTTCTTTTGTCATTACTTTCATATAAGTATTAATTATTTCATCATGATTTTTTATACGTGTTTTATTAGATTTAATTAAGTCCAATAAATCATTCAATTCCATGGTAGTAATTACATTAAAAGCTCTTCCAGAATAATAAAGTTTATCATGTATTTTTTTTAAATCTTCTAATGTGGGCTCTTTTATTTTCATCAATACCCTCCTTTCTATATACTAGATTTTGTTACTTTAGCAAATACCCTAAGTTTCTCATAATTAGCTTCTAATTGATGAACATCCCGCATGTTATGATCCAATATATATTCCATTGCTTCTTTATTACCTTGAAGAGCTGGTATCCAATGCTTCTGATCTATACGTGTTTTTATGTCCTCACCTGTTATAGCCTCAGCAATCACACCTTGTCTATTACTGGATAAGCATAGTTTCTTTCTAGCTATATCCCAAGTATCTGTATGATACATTTCTCCAAATTGAGGAAAATCTAAATTAAGTATTAATGCTCTTGTCCTCAAAAAAGGTATATCAAATCTTTTTGAATAGTGTCCTATTACTCTATCAAAATTCTCTGTTAAATCTTTAATACAATTTTTAACTATACGAGCATCTAAATGAGTTTCAGCATCTTTCTTTGTTAAAAAATCTGAATAAATTTTCTTTTCTCCACGTACTTTAATGCAATACGAAAGCATTATAGCAAAATTTGCTTTAAGTCCAGAACATTCTATATCTAGAAATCCAACTCTTTCATCACTGTGCATTTCTTCATTCATGTAACATGCATAATGTTCTAAAAAAGTATGCCCATGTTTACATTTGTTTGTACCTAACCAAACTAATTGATCTTTACTTAAACTTCTTACTGGTGCTTTCAAAATATTCTCTCCTATCCTGATGTATTATCACTCCATTGAACGATATATGGTTTAGTTCCTGTTGTATAAGTATCCCAATCATCGAATTTTTTAATATGCTCTCGCTTATATGGTAATTTTCCTAACGCATCTAATTCTTCTCCTTTTATATTTTCTAATACCAATTTTCCAGTTATTTTAATTTTAAAATACTTTCTTTTTCTAATTAAAGTTATTTCAAGGTCTCCATCACCCAAATCCTTTATTGACATAATTTTGAGATCTCTAAATCTCATCAATCTTTTTAATTTATCAGCTATTTCCTCATCTTCAGTTTTACCAATATATTGTGGATTACTAGTAACATAATATGATGAAGAATAAACGTTTCCTGATGTAATTGGACCAGTATTAGTTGAAGCAGTAATTGTATTAGTATTTGGTAATATTGTACAAGTATTTGGTAATGAAGTTATCATACTTTTCCCTCCATATTTATTTCAGTATTACAATTTGGGCATTTAAATAAAAAACCACCAATTCTTTTCCATAAACTAATATGGGCTCTTTCTTTACAATGTGGACAAGTAATATACATCATTATAACCTATTTATGAATTATTGGCTTAGAAGCATTAAAATAAGCGCTTCTATAAGCTAAGCATAAATTTCTCATATATTTTTCTGGATCTCTTTTTGGATTAATTGTAACATCTCCTATATGAATATCATTATTAATAATTTTTTTAAGCCATTCTTCTTCAACATGTTTCCATGAAAAATCTTTACCATCCCATATTAAAGTTCCAATATCATCATTATTCTCATTGTAAAAATCAACTGTTATTTTCATAATATACTCCATTAATGTAGCATTATTTTATGCTCTATAAAATATTCAAGTCTTTTTTTAGTTCTTCTAGCCTCTTCTTCACCTAAATATTCTGTAACACATTTCAAAATATCTTCTTTTTTATTTTTTAATAAATTTATATATTTATCTGGAACAGATATACTCCCATTTTGCATAGATCTTGCAAAAGTTGACCAAGTACCATCTTTATTACCAAAAGCTAAACCATTATCTATAGCCCATATTTTCTTTTTATCTGGATCATACATCCAATTTGAATTATGTCTATCCCAATTTCCTAAAAAAGAATCAAATACTCCAAATTTTATTCCTTCTTCTGATTTAATTATATCATTAACATTATAAGCTTCTCCAACTTTTCCAGGAACCCAATCTTGAACAGAACCAATTCTTCCTTTATCTATTTTAAAACTTGTGGGAGGAACAAGACCAAAACCCAATATTTTATCTACTTCATAAGCACATATTTCTCTAAGAAAATAAGTACCAACTTCACAACCCCAGTCTCCACGTAATAAATGTTCATTTTCTTGTGGTTTAAAACAAGAAAACTTACCATCTTCATGAGTTAATTTTTCTGGTTTAGTTGAACCATTACCTTGAATTTTTCTATCAGTAACTTTAACATGTGAAAGATAAGCGCATACTTTATCTTTTTTAATTAAAGTATCCAGTTTTGCTCTAACTGTTTGACTTAAAGCTGTTACCTCTAAAGTAAAATCTGAATAATCTTTTTTTGCTTCTCTTTTAACGCCCTTTTTATGTTTAATAACACGTTTAACCAACTCTCTCTTAAGTCTAAGTCTTTTCTTTTGTTTTTTAAGATCTTTTGCCTCTGCCTTACCTAAATTACCTTCAACTAAAATTTTATTTACATCTATTATTTTTTGTTTAAATTGATCTTTTATAACTTTTAAAGCGGCTTTATCCATACCTTGAAAGTAAACTTCCCAATCTTTAACTTTTTGAGTACCTACAAGTTTAGCTCCTTTAGCTTTAACTCGTTCAGTTTTACCTGGTCTTACCCAAACAATTCTATGACGAACAAACATTCCACCACCAGTAGAATGAACATTCTCTGTTATTCTCTTGGGTACTAATCCAGCATGAGATCTAGGCATTTTTTGCTTTACCTGCTCTTATATAAGTACCATTATAAGCTTGATATAAATTTTGCATAAATTTCTCAGGATCTGTTTTAGCTTCAATTAATTCTTCATCTACAAATATAGGTTCATCTAAAAGTTCTTTTATTCCATCATAAGCTACATTTGCCCAAGTAAATTTACTTCCATCATATACTAAAGTTCCAAGTTTAGTATCATCTTTATTATCATCTAATCCATAAAAATTTACAAATATTTTCATAAGTTTCTCCTTACCGTAAGGTTTTTTCCTCAACCCAACCACTAGCCATTTTTCCAGTTTTTATCATAAAATCCATTCTTTTTGCTGTACTAATAGCTTCAGTATCTCCAAAATAGGCTTTAACATACTTTAAAATCTTTTTTCTTTTATTAGAGATTAAATCTCTCTCAGATTCTGAAAGCCCACCCTCAAAGTTTTTTATGAATTTAGAATTTATAAAATATCTTTTACTAACTGGAAATGAGTTACCATTATCTATTGCCCATACTTTATCTGTTCTTTGGTCATACATCCAATTACCATCATGTCTATCTCTATTACCAGTTATAAAATCATAAATAGCCATTTCTCTACCAGACTTAGAGGTATAAATATTCTTTCTTTCAGCCATTGGAATTTTTATACCTTCAATTCCAGGAACAAATTGTTGTACAGTACCAAATTCACCATCAACAACTTTTGATATTGTTGGAGGAACAAAATTAAATTTCAATGCTCTAGAAACCTCATATGAACATATTTCAGTTAAAACATTTTTCTTTGAGGGTAAAAACTTACCCGTCTTTAAATTACCAACACCTTTAAAAATACCGGCAATTCCATTAAATCTAATCTTTTTTGGATGATGAGCTCCTTTAAGAATTTTAACAACAGTAGCTTTTTTATCAACCAAATATTTTATATCCGGAACTTTTTTAGCTAATTTATTAATTCTTTTTTCTGCTGATGGTATAATAAAAGATGGAAAAGTAGTAATTTTTGGTACAGCACTAGTCCATGGTTTTGCTGGTTTTCTAGGCTTATTTACTGGATCAGATATTATAGGAGCTTTTGGATCTTTGGGAACAATTTTAATTCTACCTTTATCTGCACCACGCTTAATTTTTACTCTATAATGATCTGTGTCCCATATTTTACCTGGATTATTTAGATTTTCTCTTGCTTTTGGTACCCATCCAATTACCTCACCTTCTTGTCCATTTACTTGTATTTTATCACCAATACGCATATGCCTAGGTTTTTCTTCAGGAAGTAATGGAGGATTAGTAACTTCTTGGTAATCTTCTCCAACATTTTTAGGTAAATATTTATGTTTTCCTTTCCATTCACCATTAAGAAACCTAACTAAATATTTATCTGGTAATTCTTTAAGAACTACAAATTCACCAAACTTAACCTTCATTTTATGCCCTTCTTGTAAGTCACGAACCATTATAGTCCTATGTCTTGGAAAAGTTTTACCTCCCCTATGAACTGTTTCTGTAATATGTTTTGGAACAAGATTCTGTACAAAAGAATCAATTCTTTTAACTAATAAAGAATTACCCAATTGGCTCTCCTTCATCTATCTTCTGCTTATCTGGATCTTGAAAAGCTCCAGTTTCCAATCTATGCCCAGGTAAATTTTGAGCTTGTTCTAATCCTTGTTCTACAGCAGGACCTATTTGAGCTTGACCTTGTTGTTGTTGCATCATGGCCATTTGATCTTTTTGTGTTAAAGCCTTTCCACCAAAAGTAAAATCAAGTTCAGAAATAGTCTTCATTCCTGGCTTTAACTTTACATCAAATCCCATTTGAAGCATAGTAGCTGCAATGGTTATCTTTTGTTGAGCTTGTTGAAGAATAACAGATTCAACCTTTTCTTCAGGAGTTTGTAGTATAATCTTCCAATCAGTAATACCAAAAGCTTCTAATAATCTTGGAAAGATTTTTTCATTATAGCGCTTTTGATCTGCTTCAATAACATTACTAAACATTTTTAATTCTTGTGTTTGCCCAGATAAACCACCAACACCTTCCATAACATTCATATAAATCTGAGGTACACCATATATTGCAGCAACTCTATCACGTATCTCATTACGAACAGGTAAATAATCCATTTCTTGTAATGTATGGAATAACTTCACAAAATCTGTTCTACCTCTTTGTGTCTTAGAAGATACTGCTACCCAAGGTAAGTATGTAGGATCTTCCATCATCTTTGATTCTATTCTAGCACGTTCTTGTTCAAGAGATTGTGGATCATCTGTATAAGTAAGAATCATTCCAGCAGGAGCTTTGCGCTCAAAGAAATATCTATATAAGAACCTATCCATTCCTGTAAGAGTGAGTACCTTCTGCATTATAGTCAAAAGAGGTGAATAGCCATAAGTTTCAGAAGGATTGAATTTAGAACAATGTATAACCTCATCTCTTGAAAGATATATTCTCTTTCCACGATGATTCCAAATAAACATTACTGGCACTGTTTCTGTTCTACATTCTTCACAAGGTAATTGTTTAGGTAAAATCTTTTCTCTATGTATTGGGCAAAACCAATGTGAATGTTCAGGTAAACCACTTTTATCTAAATCAAATTCAACTACTGCAGGATGCAACCTCCGGATTTCTATTACTCTGCTATACATTTTATTGTTCATAATACCATATTGTTTATTTAAAAAAATGTACATATCATCAACAATATTAATATCATCTTCAACAGTAGCTAAAATTTCATCTAAGGATTGCCCAAACATATTACAATTTCTTTTAAAATCATCAAAATATTTATGCTGTTCAGGATCTGGCTTCTTTAAGTCTTGAGAATTACATACAGTACAAGTATCAACAACCTCAGAAAATTCAGTTTTACATTGTTCACATTGTACAGCAAACTTAGGTACCCATTCATCTACGCCTTTTCTAAATAATTCACCTTTTAAATGGAGTAATGGGGTTCTAATTTCAGCTACATCAAAAGCTAAAAGATATAAATCTTGAATAAACATACGCCTATAACTATAGGCCGTTCTAAGCCAATCAAAATATAACTGTTCAATACCATAATGGCTTACTTCTGAAAGTTTATTAGATCCACTATATGAAGATTTAACAAAATCAGTAAAACCCGCTTCTTTAACTTGTTGTAAAAAAGTATTGGCTTTAACTAAAGCTGTATTTTGATTAGCAATATCTGGAAGGAAATCATTTAATTGCATTCTTTACCTCTTTTGAAACTTCTTTACTCTACCCCTCAAATTTCCAGCAATTTTATCTAAGGCATCTGCTATATCTGAATTGCTCATAAGTACACTATTAATTATAACATTTCGGGAGGTTTCTTTTATAATTTCTTGAGGTCCAAACTTATTTATTTTCTTCAATTCTCCAATTAAAGCATTAACCTCTCCACCAGATACAATTTTTATAGCAGGATGATTATCTGGAACATCTAAAGTAAGATCTGCTATATTTTGTATTTGTTCATGCCAAGTATCGAGTATTAACCATCTATCGCTAATACGATCATAACGTGCTCTATATCTCTCCGGTATTAACTCTTTATAATTCATTTAGGTGCCTCCTTTCCAAAAATAGTAAAACAATAATTACATCTAATACTGCCATCTTCAAGAATTTCTAATGACCTCTTAGTACATACTTTACATCTATGGTCATCCATCATTTTTGGAATATTATCTTTAGGACTTAGAGTATCATTCCAACTACCAAGAAGAGTAGTACCTCTCTTTCTATCTGGAGCAAAATAATCTTGATATGCCCCAATTGCTAAAGCAACACTCCAGAACGAATTTCCTGTCCAAACAGGTTTTCCTTTTCTCCTAATATACATAATATGATTAGGTACAGTTACACAATAAATTTTACCCTCATAATCTACCCAAGAATCTGATTTTATATGCTTATGTACACACGGGGTATTTTTATTCCTAATAAATTGAACTTTATATACTCTATGCCGCCCAACACCAAATAAACCTCTTCTACCAATATTTGAATCATCAATATAAATATTAGCACTCCAACCAACCTTTAAAGCTATCTCTTGAAGTTGATCAGCCAATACTTTAGAAATTGTACTACTACCAATAGAAGTTCCATTTTTAACCCATTCAGGACTAGACCCATCACCAAGAATATAAGCATCTAACATTATTTTTAATTGACGGCTAGAAAGATTTAAAAATTCTTTTGGAAAAACCTTATTTATAGACCTAGTTCCAAGATTTTGCTTAGCCCAAGCTCCAAAAGTTCTTGAGCAAAAATTTATACCACCATCATATTCACCCATTCTTTTATCACCACCATGGGTAACTTTTCCAAAAGCTAAATCTTTTAAATCTTCAAACATTCTATTTGATTTCCAACCACTTTTCTGACAAATATGAATGTCTTTATCATGTTGCATACAACCTTCAGAAACATAATAACCAACAAGTTTTAAAAATTGATCCATTGGAATCTTAAAAAATCTTCTACCAGCAGCACTAGTAATTTCAAAAAACTCTTGTTCTACACCATTCCATAAACCGTCTTTTTTATATTCCACCTGTTTACCCTCAATTGCACCAGGATTAATTAAATTAAATTCTTTATGCAAACCATCTCTAATGTACATTTTATGATTTGGAGTAACTAATTGATTTATTTGGGTAGTATCAATATAATACATACTACCCGTGTAATTTTCAATTATAATATTTGAAGGTTTAGCATACTCAATTTCAAAAGTAATTGGATTTAAAGTACAAATTAAATCCTCATAATTTACCTCTTTAAAAAATTTCCAACCAGTTTCGGTTAAAACCTCTGTTTCTTCATCAACACAATCGGCATGGCCACTAGCCGTATTTGGCGCTTTAAGAGAATTTGACATACAAGTAATCTGCGATATAAACCTATCATCATCTATTAATTTGAGCTGCTGTCTTTCAACATACCTAGCAAAATCTGAAGCATAAGAAGTCTGATTTCTTTGTCCGCGTCCAGTAAATTTAATAAGAGTACATTCTCTAGGAAGATTGCGTTCTTCCATCTCTCCTCTAGTTGCATCAATATAAAATTTATCAATACCAATATTCTGTATTGCTTCAGTTACTCTTCTAGCCTGCTCTACATACTCAATTTGATCCCAAAATTCTTGACAAATACAGGTTAAAATACCATTTCCATCATCTTCAAATACTACTAAATGTGAGGGATTCTTACGTTTTCCTATATCTAATCCAGCTACTATGTTATGATCTCTTTTATCATATGCGCGATAAATAGAATGACTCTTAAGATTTTTATCTATCATTGGTTCCAATTCTTCTCTAGTTATAAAAGCTTCCATAGCTAATACAGGCATTAAAAGGAATTCTGTTGAAAACGCTTTCCAACCAATAATCTGTTTCTGTCTCTCTAATATCTCTTTACTAAATCTAGCTGGCCATAAAATCTCTCTATCAGGATCTTCTACAGGATCTGGGTGTACTGCTGGTAACCATAAAGAGGGTATATTTGGATTATCTTTAAGTTTAAAAAGCAAATCACTGAAATCCATAACTGTACCAAATATAATCATTGGGCATCCAATATTAGGAATCTGGGCAACTTCTTGATTAAACATTTTTTCAGCTTTTTCAAGTTCACCTAGATTTAAAGGATTTTCAACTGTACCAAGAATGTCATCTACAATAGTTACTACATCCGTATGTAAACCTCTCTTCATACCAAATATGCCTGAAGAAAATATACGAACTCTTTTAGAACCCACTCGGTAATATATACCACTCTCACTTCTATCACGCATATCTTGGAATAGTGGACTTAATCTTGGATTTGTTCTTATTATCTCCTTTAAATTACTTAAATGGAAGGTGGCCAGCTCTTCTTTATATGAAATATATAAGCCATCTCCACTAGCTTTTAACATTCTATATATTGAAAAAGCATATCCAAGAAGAGTTGATTTTAAGTGGTATCTAGGTAAAACTACAAGACCTATCTTACTATCTGTTTTACACACATCATCTACAAAATTACATACTTTATGTAT